ACATCCGGGTCACCAAAAACTAACCCTGCATCAGCATTGTTTGGCGATAAAAACTGCATAAATACTGAAGTATCATCTTCTAAAACTATTCCACTTGAACTAACAGCATCTATTGTTCCAGCGCTTCCTCTATAAACATGAAGAGTTTGGTCTGGTGAAGTCGTTCCAATACCAACTTGTTGAGCCGTATTAATAGTTAAAACTGCTCCACCACCATGGTCAATTTTAAAATTATCAGAATCATCTCCATAGACTCCAATAGTAGCTTGTCTTGCATCGTTTTTAAAATCTAACTTCGCAATTCCATCTGAACTTGTATCTTCTATTCTAGCATTGGCAGTATCGGCTAATTTTATGTGGAAATTAACCTCTGGCGTATTGCCAATCCCTGTATTTCCAGAAATTTCTACCGCACCATTTATATCTATAGTAGTTGCGTTTAATTCTAATTCTGTATCACTTACTAAATCTAAAACACCATCTGCTGATTGGTGTATATAAGTACCTGTATCTCCAAATTCTAATTTATTAGTTGAAGATACTCTAAGATTTCCATCTACTATTTCATCATATGCACCAGCTCCATCGCCATTTACTGTTAAGTCTCCTTCAATAGTAATGTCCCCAGATATAGTACCACCTGAAGATATAGAATTTGCTGTTGTTGTAATAAAAGCCATATATCCCCCTAAGCTAAGATAACTCTAACTGTTGCGTCAGAACTACCCTTTCTTTCCATTATCAAATAAACACCATTGCCTAAGCCATTAGGAACTTTTAATGTGTATATTGTATCTCCACCTTTTAAATATAAATCATTAGATGTGTTAACATCTGAGTCTGTTCCTGTCGTATTAAATGTAAAATAAAAATCATTATCAGACATTACGTGGACTTGGTGGTATCCAGTACAATTAACAGCCACACCATCTGCATCGGCAGTAACAGCAGACTGCACTTGCCAGTCTCCGGCTGACTCTATTGCCAACGATTCGTGTGCTCTAAATTTTTGTATATTTGCCATAGTATTCTCCTATTATGTATCTCAGCTTGCGAGGCGAGAATGTCTCCTTATCTGAGATTATTTAAATTAAATTTGGTACTTGTACAACACGGCTACCGCCTGTCTTGTCTTTCTTTCTTACGCCATACCTCTGTACAGCTTCTTTAAATTTTCTTTCGTGATTCATACCCATAGACATAGATATTTGAGCAGTATTTGGGTCTGGTGCTGTTCCGGCTTTATCCATATATAAACATTTTTTAACATAATCAACAACAGCTAACTCTAAAGTATTATCTATATCTAAACTATCTGTTATTGCTGATACACTATTGGGTTCAGCGTAGTAATGTATTAATATTCCATCTGTAACAGCTTCAGATATAGCTTTCCATTGTTTCCTACTTGATGTTCTATTGCTTCCAGATGAATCCACCTTTGTTACTAAAGCGAGTTTATCGCCCTCTATGAAATACATTGCTTGATTTTCTGGGTATTTTATATTACTTGCCATAATTAATCTGGTTTATTTAAGCTACTTTCAGTTGTAGCATCTGTTAATAATAAATTTTTATCAATAAGCCTAGGTATTTGTATATAATCTCCATCACTATCCATTAAGTAAACTCTAAATACTTGATTCGCCTCTAGCCTATTACTACTTGAATCTGAAGCTCCATCCGCTAAATCATAAAACATTCTATCTGCTATTGTTGTTATTTTAGCGTGAGATGTTTTAACTTTATGAGTTCCTATTTCAACTAAAGCATCATTTATTAAGTTCATTATATAATTCTCAGGAGCATTTGGAAACACTTGCCTAACTCTACTAATTAATTTTTTAACAGTTATTGAATGTACAGCCATTACACACCACCATCATCTAATACTGCAAAAACATCATACACTAAATCCCCTGTTGAGCTAGCGCAGTTTATGTCATCTAACTGCTCACCCCTAAGTCTAGCATACCAAACTTCATTAGGATTAATTACTATTGTTCCGCTATCTTGAGCTATATCACCATTACTTAATCCAACATATAGTTTAGCTGTGCTTGTAGTAGAACCATCTGAAGTTCCAGTATTTTTAATTACTAAAAAAACTACATCATCTGTAGTTTCTAATGTTACTGAAGGTGTGGCATTATAGGCATGAGCTACGGATGATTTTACATATTGAACTCCTCCAGTAGTCACTAAGTCTCTAGCTGTTGTATTCACAGTCATCCTTACGCTAATCCATTTATTACTATTTCCTTCATCATTTAAATCGTATACAACATTTCCACCAATAGTAGTTTTAATATAATCTGGTAATAAAGAAGCAGTAACACTTACAGTCGCTCTATCAGCCGCCATATTAAGCACCTCCTAATATTTGCAAACCCTTGTCATAGTCTGCTTGTAATTTTGCTTGTTGCTTTTCATACCAGCTATACTTAGCGGTATCAACTGTTAGCCTAGACTGTACTTCAGCTAAATAACCTTGAGAACTTTGAACCAATGAACCAACATTAGCTTGGTAAGATTGTAACTCATTTGAATATTTTTGTATTTTTAAATTATTTTCCTGAATTAATTTTTGCATATTCTTATCGCTATTAGATAAAGATATTTGTAAATCTGAATTATGTTTAGCTAACTCAGCTTGTACATTAGCTTGATACCTTACATTTTCTTTATTAAATTCATTCAATTCATTTTGTATATCTAATTGGAATACTTGCAAGTTGTCAGATTCGGTTTTAGACCAAGCTTGAAAAGCTAAATTAATTTCTGATTTATACCTATCTAATTTTTGAGAATAGGTTTGTACATCCTTATTTACTTCAGCTTGATACTCTGAAACATTTGCTTGATATTCTTGTACTTCTTTTTGTAGTTTTAAAGCGGCTTCCTGTTGCGCATCTTGAGCATCTAATCTAGATTGTTCTATTTGTTTTTGTATTGTAGCTTGGTATTCTACATTAGCATCATTAAACACATTTAATTGATTCTGCAAAGCTTGTTGATATGCAGAAATATAAGAATTAATTTTTTGCAATTGACTTCCAGCTAATTCAATATCCTCTTCATCTTCAATCATATGCCCCAATACCTCAAACCAATCACTAAAATCTTGAAAATCTGCATCAGTCCCTATCGTTCCATCAGTTATTGACGCAGTTAACTCTTCAGTTGCCCCACCAACTTTTGGCGCTGTATAAGCTGGAGCTGTTCCAAAACTTCCTATGGTAATAGCTCCAATTGCTGGGGTAGTGAAACTTGCAGTTCCTAATGTTGGTGGAGTTGACGTAGAAAATACACCGGGGTCACTATCTCCAAATGGGTTACCATCATCAATTGTACTAAAAAAATCCTCAAAAGAAACTTGAGTAGGATGACCCGGCTTTGTATATGTTGGAACATCTCCAGAAATATCAGCTTTAGTTACACTAGCATCTGTATAATTTATTGTGTGCAAAGCTGGAGCAACTGGAATTGTAATATCGGTTGAAATTTTATCAAGTTCAGTATTGCAAGCACTTAAAGCCGTTGATATATCATCTGAGTTATTTAAGGAAACAGATTGATTTCCTAATACATTTTGAAATGCTTTGATGGATGCATATATAGGGACTAGATATTCAGCTTCATCTGGGAATTTAGTAATTGAGTCATCTCCATAAGCAACCGTAGGGTATGCTAATGTCTGGACATGTGCGTTATTTGAATTACTTGGCTCTGGTATAACACTTAATATATTATTAGATATATAATAAACTGGGTCTGTTGCTGAAGCCGCATTCATATCATCAGAGTCACTTGCCCTTCCGCTCATTTCAGGAAGTATAACCCTACATGGTTGATTTATAGTTCCATCATCTCTAGTTACGCTTAAAATCTTAGAGCCTCCAATAGTTAAATTAGTAGAACTTGAATTTAAATTATTTGAAGTTGTGTATAGTCTTTTTTTACCATCTGGAAGTACATTTAAAATTTCTTTTGCACCATCAGTAAGGAACTGAGATAACTCGCTTTGTGTTGGAGCACTACTTCCATCTATACTTAAACTAGTTAAACCCTCTACTTGTGCTTCAAAAGTAGCCATTAGCAAATTCCTGCTTGTTTAATTCTATTTTTCCAAATTTTATTTTGTCTCTCTTTTTTACCCTTGTTTACTTTAGAAATATGGTCATTCATACTCATCGAGGAAAACTCCATATCAGTTCTTTTGCCAGCTTCGCTCATCATAAATAAATTTGTGGTGTACACAGCTTCAGACGCTTTTTCCCCACAAGCTCTGCAGTAAAACCATCTTTCTGGGTTTGGGTTTTTACAATGTACGCAATTCATATATTTCCTTTTTTAGATTTGGGGGTTACCTTTTATTGATAACCCCCACAGTTCTAATTACTGTTTAACTTTATTGATTCAGTTATGATGTTTGGATACCGTTATTAATACCACTCATTGCCTCAGCTAGCCACTCACCGTTCCAAGCCATTATATTTACATAGTCACCACGTTGAGCGGTTGTATCTAATATAATATTTGTAACTTGAGTACCAGCAGTAGAGGAGGCTCCATCACTACCAGCGTCTTTAGACGCAATGCTAACAATTGCACTTCCTGCTCCAATAGTAATGTCATTACTTGGGGTTTCTTCCCATACTATAAATTTGTAATGAACACCATCTACTAAAGTAGTTGGTAAAGTAATAGCTACTGCTCCACCTGTAGCGGCACAAACAAATACCTTGCCACTATCTTCGCTTGTTAGCGTTCTAGCCGCATTGATGTATTCTATTTTTTTCTTATATCCGTCAGTTTTTCCACTATTTTCATTTAGATAATCACTTCGCATTATTAAACTCCTTCTAGATTAAGTAGATAATGAGTTTCTGGAAGAGAAACTTCTAAACCAGCTTCGGTAAGAATCATATCCTTTCGAAGGTCTTCATCCGCAGACTGCACATTAGTTTGTACTTGCGTATCACGATTAACACCGTTACCAACTAGTGGACGATAAGCTACATGGTCTAGGTCAACCATCATCAAGAAACCGGAAGAGAAACCTCTAAATAGAGGTTCTTTTACTAAATTCATTGTTCCATGAATAGTTTCTATTACCATAACCTTGTGACCAAACCTGCCATCTTTCTGACTTACATCATATTTATAAGCATTATTTGAATGCCCCATAGATGAGTCAAGAAATAATCCGTCACCAAGTTTGTTAAAGAATGTTAATACAGGTAAACTAGCAAGAGCTAACTTACTGTCAGTTCCTCCACGAGCAGGGTCATACACAACTTCGAAATCAGAAAGAATTCTGTCGTATGTTAATTCTGCCGCAGTTGAACTACGAAAGTATGGAGCACCAGAACTGTAAGATAATGCACTATCATCTACAACTGCTGTTCCATTTTTAACAACATGCCCAGCAATACCTTCTGTGTATTGAATACCACCGGTACTTGCACGTTGTCCAAAAAGCATAGCACGTTCAATATCTATTTTATGCTCACGAAGTTTGAGATTCCAAATTCTTTGGAACTCATCTGCGTATCCACGATATTTCGTAGCACGAGCTGTGTTAGACATTTCACAAGCTGTTTTAAAGATTTGGGTATATCCAAAATCATTATCCAGCTCTTCAGCAAAAACGTCTGGAGCACCAGTTCCTTCAGCAAATGAAGTACCGATTACCTGACATTTTGCGTTATCCGCACCAGTTTCAGCTCCGTCAACTGCTGAAATTGTTTTTCCTGTAAAAGTTGTAGTTGTACCAGCATCAACTGGAGCAGACTCAACTCTTACTATGATTGTTTCAGGTGAGTTATTTTCCTCATAACCAACTGCAAACACCATACCTTTCACAAGCCAATCAACTGACGCACCGCCAGAAGTATCAACTGTGTATGTTAAAGTAGAACCAGCCGCAGGAATCGAATGAGAGTCAACAAGCAAAAATGCTCTGTCTGTCATTGAAACCTTTGTTCTGTCTTCTAAGAATCGGAATTGTGGGTCATCCGTAGGGACTTTAGCTACCTTTGAAAGGTATACGAAGAATGGAGATTCCTCTGGAGCTAGGTCAGCCACACGGTCTGAAAAGTTAAATAACCTCCGGGTATGATAGCCTGAAGCGGCTGAACCGGGGTCACCAACATTCACAACACCTTGATTTATTGTTGCCATTTAGGACTCCTTAGAGTTTTATATTTGAGTATTTCTTGAGGCGCCCATAACTCCAGACCAAACATCGTCTATTTCTTTTGGTTTTTCAGGAGCCGCTCCCTGAACAATTCCAGCCGTAGGGGCTATATTTCTTGTTCTTTGAACTGCTTCTAAATTTTGAGAAACCTTCTGCTCTCCACCTTTGTGCTTTCTATATACATCAACTAATAATTCCAAAGGGAGTTCTTCCCTTGGAGTTGTAGCAAATTGTATAAAATCATCAGCCATTGCAGGGTCTTCAAATCCATACTTACTAGATAAATCTTGTCTTAAGTTATTGACCGCCATTTGCTGTTGCAAACCGCTAAACTGTTGTTGTACAGCTTCGTTTACAAGAGCCTTTTCTTGGTTAACCCTCATCTCATATGAAGGTGAACCGGGCTTGTAATAAGCTTCCCAAGGGTCAAAAGAATCCTCATTTAATTCTTGACTTTTTGGTTTTTGTTCATTACTAACCGTGTTACCACTTAAAGTGCTTCTCATAGCTTCAACAACGTCAGGACGTTTTTCAAGAACGTCTCCTAGTTGCTTATACTTACGCAGTTCCTCAACTTCGTTATTAAGCTTTTCGTATTCGGCTGTTCTCTTATCATACATTGATTGAAACTTTTTAGCTTCATCAATAGGTTGCTCCTCTGTTCTATTAACGTCTGGATTACCTACTTGTTCAGGCTCAACAACTTGCTCTAAAACTTGCCCTTCCACACCTTCTATTGTGTTAACTTCTCCGTTCATAGTGTTGTCTTCCATTATATTTCCTCGATTTCTTTTATTATTAGCATCACCTTTTTACAGATGTCTATAAAAGCAGAACCGTGTAATATGTCCACTACTTCTGTTTTCATTAGCTTACAGCCTGTGTTTCTGTATCAACAATTCTTTTAAGATTATCAACTTGAACTTTAGTTTTAAACTTAGTATCATTTTGAATCTCATTAAGTCTAGATTTGAACTTCTCAGTTTCGGCTCTCTTACGAGAACTCATTGTTTCACGCTCTGCTGTTTGCAGGTCTCCACTAAGTTTCTTAATCTGTTCTTCTAATTGCTTGATGTATGATTGCATCTGAGCCATTTGACCCTTTCGCTGTAAGACACCTTCTTTGTCAAAGATTTCAGTTTTCTTTAAAACCTCGACATCATCTACCAGATTCATCTTAAATGCTTCCAAGTACATTTCATATTCAGCTATCCTATTGGAAGGTAAAGTAGAACCGGATATTATTCTCACATCATAATGCCCAATGGTGATATCATTTATTATGGCATTAATTTCTTGACTTTTATCATCGTACATATTATTTACTGTAAATTCAGTAATGTCATTATTCGCCTGTACAATTCTAAATGTTTTTTGGTAAGTATAGTGACCTTTAGCTAAGTTATATATACTACGACCTAACCTAGTCAAACTTCCTTCGACATCCCTAAGCTTAGATTTTCCACGAGTCTCACCCATTTCAGCTAGTAGGGCTGTGCCCCTAACTGTTTCTGGAGCGGCTTCTCTAAATCCCTGCATAAGCTCAGGTATACCAAAACTTAAGTCTATATAATGTTCTATACGACTTATTAAATTATAAAACTCTCCAGATAATGATTGTGGGGCAGGAAAGTGGGGTGCACCAAACTCAGGGTTGTATGGTATGACAGCATTGGGTCTTGCCCAATCCTGTTCCAACTGCCCCAAATCATCTACGCTACCTTCTGGGACTAATAGTTTTAATCCAGCAGAAGCTTGAGCGTGCGAGAGAGTAAGAGAGAAAAGCTTATTCAAGAGTCTTTGGGAATCTTGAACTTTAGATATATCTGATTTTGGATATGGAGTTCCTGTCCATATATTTGGAACTGGCACTATTGGATATATATCGGTATTTAAAACCTGCTCATATAAAAGCAATTCACCAACAGTACAAGTAATTTTAATTCTTGTTTGAACAACCTCTACAACCTCTATCATTTCTGCTTTAATAAGTAATTGAGCTTGCTCATTGCTTAAAAATTCTTCATACTTTTCCGGACTTAATATAACTTCAGAACCGTCTTGTTTATTAAAAACCCTATAAAAAGGAACTTTTACCTTAGTAAATCTTTCCAATATTCTATATTTATTAACTCTATTATACTGAGAGTCATATGTATTATCGGGAGTAAATGAATTTGAACTATTTCTTTTTAAAGAAGATGGGTAGTCGTCTTCATCATAATAAGTATCTAAGTCTTGTATATATTGCTCTACTTGAGGATACATATTAATTAATTGGTCTTCTGTAAGTATTGTAGACATAATAATTCCAGAAGCATCATCTGCATACCTATGCCTTGATGCAGGGTCTATATATATTCTAAATGGGTCAACATATGTAAACTTAACTTCACCCCTTCCGTAGTCAGCTTCCGGGTCTATATATGCGTAAAAGTAACCCATTCCAGCAGTTGCATAATCATGAACCGCCTGTTTAAACTGAACATCTCCATCTGATATGTCCCATATATACTCTAGTATAGTTCTCCAAACATTAGCTATTTTACTATCTGAATCTTCTCTACCTACAGCGCTATACTTTGGAGTTTTAGATGTTAATAATGATTTAAGTTTTTCTATAGCCGCATATACACGGTCTATTACAAAATCACCTTGACCAACCGCTCTTAAAGCGTCTGATTCCTCTTGAGTGTAGTGGTTTCCTAAAAAGAAGTCTACTGAATCTCTAGCTTCCGTGTCCCAATCGGCACGAGCATCTTTCCACATTCTCCACAATTGCTGATTAACTTCGGAGTGTTTAACTTCGTTTTGTTCTAACTCTCTTATACTAGAAATGGGTACACCTATAAATTTAATTATTATAATTTAATAAACTATGCATATATAGTGCAAGTATTATTTTATATTTTTTGTCCTGTAACCCAAGATATTACTCTTTTAGTTTTTTGCCTTACGGTTTTAGGCATCGTATTTTCTTCAAACATAGAAGCATCAAATGTTTTACTGAGTGGAGGCCTAGCTTTATTTACCGCATACCATAATCCATCTAACACATCATCATTTTTACCTTTTGGAAATTGAAACATTTCATCTACTAAATGAGCATGGGTTCTTTTTATAAACATCTTACCTCTATTAACCAAGGGAGCTAATAAAGACTCTAACCTATCTTCTTTTTTAATTCCAGATGGAGGCCTTACTCCTAGGGCTATGCCCGGAGCCACTTTTCTTTCAGAGCCTGACATTTTATTTACAGCATCTTTTATTATACCTTGCGCTCCAACCATTTCTACATTTACTCTTTTAACAGGTGAGTATTCTCTTGCGTATTCCATAATTTGTTCTGGCATATCATAAAGAGGCATATGTTCTCTCATATAATCTATAACATATATATTTCTATTACTGTCTATTCCTATAACCATAATAACTTGGAAGTCACTTGATTCATTTGCTTCATAAGCTAAATCAACTCCCATATAAATATTTACCGGAATTGCATCTTTAGAGTTAACAAGATATGCATAACCTTCTCTACTTTCAAATTCATGGTCATAGTACTCTAATCTTTCTGTTTTAAACTTAGCATTCTCTAAGTCTCTAGCTTCGTTTAAATATTCTTGAGCAAATTTATGAGCCAAGCCAACATCTTCAAACCTTTTTCGTATATCTGCTAATTTTTCTTTTGAAAAATAACTAGACCATAAAACCTCACCATCGGCATTTATTGCTTTTTTATACATCACATCCCAAGCGTATTTTCTTTTTTCTCTTTGAGCTTCTAGATATCCATCATATATACTCTGCAAGAATGAATCGTAATGCACAATTGTGCCTATTAACCAAACAGAGCCTTCATTACCTGCTGAGTTTTCTAATGCTGGTTCTACTGTAGACATAACCCATTCTTTAATTTCTCTTCTTCTGTCTGTAGTTTTTGTATTAAGCTCAGATTCAAAATCATCAAGAATAATTTTTGTATATCTTAATCCCAGTTGAGACCTACCACGCAATCTTTGAGAAGTTCCCTTTGCTATTACCCTATCTCCCTTACTTGTTGTAAATTCTTTTTCAGTCCATTTACTTCCCTGTATACTACCAAAATAATAATTAAGAGCAGGGTTTATTTCTATATGGTTTTGCAAGTATTTAATATGGTCTATAGCCTGAGATTGCTCTTCAGCAACCCAAGCAATAAATTCTTTTTTACCTTCTGGGTTAAAATATAAATGATGAAGTAATGCAGTTTTAGCCAATGTAGATTTACTATGACCCCTTGGCAGAATAACGCATATTCTTTTTTTATTTGGGTTTAGTAATAAATTGTTTAATTCATAATGATATGGAGCAGGGGTAGACTTCATAAAGTCTTCAGGTAAAAATAACTGACCAAAAGATATAATATCTTTCTTAGCTAACTCAAGAACACGTTCCTTATCTGATACGTTATTCTTATTTATGTTTATTTTCTTAGGTTTAGGCATTCCTGCGACATCCAATCTTGTTTTGGAACCATTTCAAAAACTTTTGTTCCTTGAAGTAGTGCGGCTCCAATAGTGTACATCCAAGCATCAACTTCTCTATCGTTATTATATGCCTTCACCATTCTCCTTTCATATAGTCCAGTATCTATGCTTTCATATTTGTCATATCCAGCAATATCAAAATCATCAACATCCATAACCTCAACTACCATATTCTTAGCATTTTCATCCATCATTGCGGCAGGGTAATCTCTATGCCCCGGAAACACTAATATGTAACCATCTACCTTCCAAGTATCTCGTTTGCCGTTTCTTAATGTTCCGTATACTGCGAGCTTAGTCTTCTTCATCTAAGTCTTGTTTATAATCCCAATATTCTTTTAAATCACCTATGTAGCCATTATTGCTGTGATGGGGGTATACTTGATGTTCGTAAAATAAATCATATATCTCGGTAGATATAGACTCACGACACACCTCATCTTCTAGGTTCATTTCCAAATCATAGGCATGCTCCAAGACTTCCATGCATATATCAAATAAGTTCAACTTTCTATTTCCTTTTTAGCGCTTGCTATTTTTTTAACATTGTTACCACTTATAGCATCAAGTTGTTCAGGTGAAAAACCTTGAAATACAGTAACGGATTCTGATTTCTTTTCTGTGTCTTTCATTCCAGCGATAGAAACAAGTTCTTTTAATAAAGAAACCTTATCACTATCTCTAGATACATCTGACTCGATGATATCTTTCATTTTTTCAAGTATATATAATGGGGTTATTTCAGCCTCATTCATTACTTTTTCTATTTCTTCTCTAATCAAACCTTGTATCCTTTTTGTGCTCATAAGCAATTTAGATTCGCTTTTAGCATATTCTTTACTTTTTGCAGGAAAAGCTTTTAGAAAAGCCTCTACCGTGTCTTCTCCCTTAGCTACGTACTTTGCAAATAAAAATTCTTTATTCGTTGGCTTCTTTCTATTTTTTACAATCTGATAAGGCGTTTTATCTGTTGCCCCAAAAGTGTATATATTTTTTCGCATATCGCCCTCCATCCTAACACTTGACCTGCAGACAAACGAACCAATAATCGTTCTGATATAATAATTATAAATATCTCCGCTCCCACCATTTTTTAAACCTCCTCTCTTAAGAACTTGACATATTTGACCATCATCACTTAATACCCAATCTCCTTCGTTTCCCTTTCTCCAATCTGTAATAATTGGGGTATTTGGCATATATTTATTAAATTCGTCTTCATTATCAAATAATAAATGGTCTACGTTTTTTATAGTTCTAGATTTCATTTACCATGTAATACTTTTCCATCTACTGTACTAACTCCATTTACTATTTGATGTACTGTTACATTAAAATTTCCACCCTTATGAAAGTCTATAATAGCAAATGCGTGTTGCCAGTTATGCTGTCTATTTCCTAACCACTCATTGGCTTCAGCTCTCATATCTTTTAAACACCCTATTGACCACGCTGACTTAACTCCATCAATGTGTGTAATAGAGCTTTGCTGAATATCGTGATGGTGGCCATACATAACATTACCACCGATACGCAACAAAT